TCCACGAACTGCTGATAGTCGTTGCCCGATACCAGATGCACGAGAACAAAAAGTATAGTTTTCATATTCGATTCTCCTAATAGGCCAACAACTTCGATTCCAACATAGCACAACAATTTTATATGTAAATAGCCCCAATACAAAAAAGTATAAATACCAATAAGAAATTTTCATCTATTAAATAAGGAGAACTCTTTTGGCATTCTCAATTTCAGATATTTCAGCAAATATGCAATATGGTGGGGCAAGACCAAGCAAGTTTAGTGCTTTGATCACAAACCCTATTGACGCTAGTTCGGACTCAAAGATTCCGTTTCTTTGCAAAGCTGCTTCACTTCCGGGAAAAACTCTTGGCGTGGTTAACGTTGGTTATTTTGGCCGTCAAGTACCTTTGCCGGGTGATACGACTTTCGAGCCTTGGACTACAACAGTCTATAACGATGAAGACTTTGCCATCCGTAATACTTTGGAAAAGTGGCACGCTGCTATCAATGGCAATGAATCGAACATTGCTGCGGTTGGTTCGGCTCCGGCCAATTACCTCTCGCAAGGTGCGGTAACTCAGTACGACAAGTCCGGTAACGAACTTCGTACATATCAGTTCGTTGGTTTGTGGCCTTCAGCCATTGGTCCTATCGAACTCGATTGGGATAATCGTGACCAAATCGAAGTGTTCCAAGTCACTTGGCAATACGCTTATTGGGAAATCGTTTCTGGTATTACCGGAACCGGTGACATTTAATATAAAATTTGAATTAAAGGTTTATTATGGCAGATAAAGGCAGAAGCCTATTCGGCTTCGCATTTACTCGAAAGTCCGAACAAAAAGAACTACCGTCTTTTGTACCCCGCCAAGAAGATGAAGGAGCAATCCTTCTCTCGGCGGGTGGTGCCTATGGTCAATATGTTGACATTGAAGGCACTGCAAAAAACGAAGCGGAACTTATTACTCGATATCGAGAACTTGCAAAAGAAGCTGAAGTTGAATACGCAATTGATGAAATTATCAATGAAGCCGTAGCTTCGGATGAAAACGATGTTGTCGAAATCAACACGGACGGTCTTGAAGGTTATTCAGAAACAATCAAGAAAAAGCTTCGTGACGAATTTAATGAAATTAAAGAACTTCTGGATATCAACAATATTTCTTATGAAATGTTTAGACGTTGGTATATCGACGGAAGAATTTATTATCACGTTCTCATTGACGAAAGCAAACCAACCGAAGGCATTCAGGAACTTCGTTATATCGATCCTCGAAAACTGAAAAAGGTTCGTGAATTGGTGAAAGACCCTCATCCGTCTTCGACCGCAAACACGATGCCAACCAAATTCACAAAGAATGAATATTACATTTATTCAGAAAATGGTTTCACTTCCAAGAACGATACCGGAACTGCCCAAGGGAATTATGATGTAAAGGCGATCAAGATTGCCAAGGATTCCATCATTTATTCGACTTCGGGATTGATGGACGAAAACAACAAATTCACCTTGTCATATCTTCACAAGGCTCTTCGTCCATATAACCAGCTTCGTTCTCTTGAAAACTCATTAATCATTTATCGTCTTGTCCGCGCTCCGGAAAGACGTGTTTTCTATATTGACGTTGGTGATCTTCCTCCGGCCAAAGCCGAACAGTATTTGCGCGATATGATGGTCAAGCACAAGAACCGTCTTGTTTATGACGCCGCAAATGGTGAAGTGCGAGACGACCGCAAGCATATGACCATGTTGGAAGATTATTGGTTCCCGAGACGTGGGGACAAGAATACTGAAATCTCGACTCTACAGGGTGGCCAAAACCTTGGCGATCTTGCGGATTTGGATTACTTCCTTCAAAAGCTTTATAAATCTTTGAATATTCCAACATCACGTTTGGAACCAAGTCAAGGTTTCTCGATTGGCCGTCCATCAGAAATCACTCGTGACGAAATCAAATTTCAAAAATTCATTAAAAGACTTCGTAGACGTTTTTCGATGCTTCTTTACGATGCTCTTGAAACCCAACTTCTATTAAAGAACATCATTTCCGAAGATGAATGGCCGGAAATCCGCAACAACGTTTTTTTCGAATTCGCTGTTGATGACCATTTTATTGAAATGAAGAATCAAGACCTTTTGAATAGCCGTATCGATCTTCTTGACCGCGCTACTCCATATCTTGGAACATTCTTCTCAAGTGAATTCTTGAAGAAAGACGTTCTTCAACAAACTGACGAAGACATTGAACGTATCCAAAAGGAAATGGATGCAAGTGGTGATCGTCCGTTGATTAACGGTATGCCGCAAATCGATCCTCTTGAACAAGCTGATAGAGCCGATGCACAAAGAGAAGAAGATCAAGATCGCGAAGACCAACAAAGAGCCGAAGACAGAGCCGATGCGAAAGCAGCGGCCAAGGCTAAACCCGATAGTGCGTCTAAAGCTCCGGCACAGAAATCTAGCGCTTCTCTCACTATCAAAGTAGCGAAAAAATAAATACTTAAAAATAGGAGCAATCTATGAATTATTCAAAACTTATTGATGCAATCATCAACGAACAAGCAAATGATGCTAAGGAATTTGTAACTTCGATTATTTCGGAAAAGATCGACGCTCAAGTTGACGCTTATCGTGAATCTATCAAGGAATCTCTCTTTGGTCTTTCTCGCGAAGATGTAGCAATTGAAGTAACCGAAGAAAATATCGAAGAACTTCTTGATACTCTTAGCGAAGAAGACCTCGAAGAACTTGCTGCAATTCTTGAAGCTGAAGAAGCCAAGGGATTGACGGAAGAAGAACTTAACGAAATTTCTAAAGAACGCGTCAAGGATTACGTTGTTAAGTCTGTGACTGACCGCGAAAAGCAAAATCAAAATTGGGGTAACGCTCAAAAGTCAAAAATGAAGGCTGGCGATAATTTGCGAAATGCTAAAAAGGCTGGTCCTGATCATAAGTACGGCGAAACCGATGCTAGCCATTCGGAACGTGTAGGTCGTCTCTCAAAGAAATACGATTCTGCAAAGAAGAGTGTAGCTGATGCGGATCGTAAGCAAACCAATAGAAATGTTGGATTGCATAGAGCCGGTAAAGTTCTGGCTAAGGACTAATAAAAATGAAGTCATTCCTTGAATATATCTCGGAAGTGGAAGGTCCACGTTCGGAACTTGACAAGAAGGTTTTCCGCGAACATCCGGTCAAGATCACTGATTATCCGGTTGCTAATGCTGGCGAACGTGATGTTAAGACCGTCAAGGATAAGTCTCGCAGAGCCGACAAGCACGAAGATAATGAAGCAACGGGAGGAAATCCTCCTTCCGAAACTCCTCTTTATGCGCCGGAATCAAATGAAGCAAAACAGAAAATAATGCAATATTTCCGTTCAGAATCTAAGGAAGTTTCTGAAGACGTGAAAGGAACATATCGCGCTTCGTTTTATGGACAGCTTAAGAGAAGAATTACGAAGGGTCTTATCGCCACTAAACCCGCTACGACTCAATTGACTTCCCCTCCGGATATCGATGATGCGAAGCAAGGCAAGAAAGGTCTGAAGGATATTATTCTACCGAAAGCTTTCCCGGTTCGTAAAGAATCCGTGGAATTGGGAGAAGTGTCTAATGATCGCTTGCGCCAATACATGGACAAGAACGATGCAGAATATGGCAAGGATTCGACTTTTGGCGGCGATGACCGCAAGGCCAAGAACCGTGCCAATGGTCATGCTCTTGCTTCTAACAAGCGTGTTTCCCGTAGTCTGAAAACAAATACGGCTAACGTACCTGCCGGAGACAAGTAATGAAGCTTATTCGCGAATTAATCGAAGATTTTTCTTACGTTAAAGAACTTAATGAATCGACTGGTTTAAAGACCCTTTTTATTGAAGGTATCTTTCTTCAAGCCGACATTAAGAACCGCAACGGACGTGTTTATCCATTACCAATAATGGAACAAGAAGTCAATCGTTATGTGTCGGATAAAATCAATAATGACACGGCATATGGCGAACTTGGACACCCTTCCGGACCTACAATCAATCCAGATCGTATTTCTCATAGAATTGTTTCTCTTCAAAAAGAAGGAACCAACTTTATCGGAAAGGCCAAGATCGGTTCACAAGGTCTCGGAATCCTTGCTCGTGGTCTGATCGAAG